ATACTCTGATTTTTGTATTAATTCTTTGTGATATTTTCTTTCTAATTTTTTAGTATAAAAAATATCAATTAAAACATGACCTGTATCTTTGCATTTAACTTGTTTTAAAAATTCTTCTTTAGGAAAATTTTTATCTTTTTTAGTTAATATAGTTATAATATGTTCCACAAAATCAGACTTTGGCGTAACATATCCATCACCTGTTGCTCTAGTCCACCAAATATCTTTATAATCTGGTGCTTTAACATTATTGCATAATTCTATTAAAAATTTATATTCTTTTTTCATTTAACTCTCCTTACAATAAAGTTTAGCGCCTATTTTACAAAGTCCATCATAGTATTGTTTGCTTAAATGATCGCTAGAATACCAATGACCAAACTCATGAATAATAAGTCTCATTATTTCTAATTTATTTGTTTTTAAATCAAAATAATGTTTTCCTAAAGTTTTGTAATAAAAACTTAAATCAGAACCACTTATACCTTTGCAATAAGTTGCCGCAAAAGAATTTCCACCAAGACCTTTACAATCATAAATTTCTACATTTAATTCTTGATTAAAAAGTTGTTTGTGTAATTTTTTTGCTAAAGAAAATACTTGTTTCATTTCTTTTGTGATTTTAGATTTATCCAAAAGTTCAGCAGGTCTAGTTCCGCTCATATTAGGACTAGCATATTTGCCAATAGACCCTGATGGTTGAGCAAAGTCTTTAAAATCTTCTCTAGTTTTTCTAATATTATCCCAAACTTGAGAATTAAAAGACCCTCCAGTTATGACATTAACATCATCTGCAAACGCTTTTTTATTTGCCTCATGATCTTTAACATCAAAAACAACAGCATCATCTCCATATCTTGAAGAAACAACATCTTTAACTGCTTTTGTATCAGCGTTTTCTAATGCTTCAGTAACCCAAGATGATTTAGTTTCTTCTTCATTTAATTCTGAAGATGTATGATTAAGAATATAAGTCTTTAATTTTTTTAAATATCTTGGACTTACATTATCTCTATCTTTACTTAATGGGATTTTTTGATCCACATTAATAGAAAAACCAATATCTGTTTCAACAACAGGAATTCCCATTTCATAAATAAAATGCTCATCCGTTTTAAACAATTCAATATTAGTTATTCGACTTGATTTAATTAAATTACCTTCATCATCTGTAATAATAGTTGGTAACTTTTCAGAAAAAGTTTTATAAACATTTGGTCTATAAACTTGATTACCATTTACAGAAAATTCTACCTTTTTTGGTGGAATTATAGTTTTAGACTTTTCTATTAAATCTAAAACATTAACTTTAGATAATTTAACTTGACCAGTAAACAAAGTTCCTTGCTCTGTTTTATCTGATCTTTTTTCTCTAGTCCCGTTGCTTTTAAAAATAACGGAACCAGTAGTAGATTTTATTTTTGCTACATTAAACATAGCAAGAGCAAATTTTTCTCCAACATTAAATCTACCTCTTTTATTTACAATACCTTTTTTATAACTAGGAGCGAACATAGTATAAGAGTCTTTTAAATCTCTAAAACCATTTTCGCTGTTATCATAAACATCTATTGTAGCGACAGAAGATTCTTTTTTAATATCTAACCAACAAGTAGTTATATTTTCATCAAAAGAATTACTAACAAGTTCTTTAATAATAAAAAATGGATCTTTTTCATTTTGAACTTGTCTTAATCCTTTTCTGTCTATTTCAAACCAACTATTTTTCATTTAATCCTCCCTAGTTAGATGACTCATTATTGAGCCACCTTTTTGTGCCGCCCAAAGTATCAAGCGGCTTACTATCTATTTCATCAAAAATTTTTTTAAGAGTATTGAGAATTCTTTTCTATCTTTCATATGTGGAACAATTTCTTTATTAAAATTTTCCAATATTTTATCAGTTATTTTTAAATCTTTATTCATTACATTCTCCTTTTATATAAGTTGCATAAGAACATTGCGATTTATCTCTAACAGCGTAAATCAAAATATTCTTATCGTATTGTTCAGATAGTTCTTTTGCGGTTTCTAAAACAGCGTCTAATGAACGCTGTTCTATCTTAATAGTTTTGCTGGGAATTCTAACCCAAGCTGTAAAGTAATCTGGTTTTTCTAGCACCCATTTTTCATGAGCGTTATGTGTATGTAAAGAAATAACCATTATTTAACCTCCTTTAAATTTTTAATCATATTTTGTTTTCCATATTGATCTGACTCTTGATTTTCTTTAACAATAAATCTAGCGTTAAAAGATTCATCTATTTCAAAATCAGGATATGAAGATGTAAACCAAACATATTGATTATTCTTATCGTCAACAAATTTAAGAATTTCTGACCATCCATAAAAAGATTCAAAACTTTTTCTAAAAACTAAAGTAAGTTTTTTAGTATGTTTTCCTAATTCAATAAAATTAGATGATATTTTTTGCCAATATTGTTCAGTTAAAGACTCAAGAATTTCTAAACCTCTTGAAAAATAATTACGATTTTTATTATGAAAATCCCAGTAAGAATTTATTTTAGAAACAAATTTATTTGGATTATGATAAAATTTTATTTTACCAATAAAAAATTCATTATCTTTTTTTATTTTAGCAAATTTCTTTTCTTCTCTTGCTAATCTATTTTTTTCAAGACGATTATATTCTTCTTCAGTAAAAACTCTTTTAAAATCACTATGATTAAAACCTTGTTTACCACATCTAAAACAATAACCAGCTTCAACCCAAACATAGGGTGTATATCCTGTTCCGTCACATCTCCAACAATCTTGATAAGAATATAATTTATTATTTTTTTTGTGGATTTTTCTTGTTACAGGAGATCCGCTTCTAAAAAAATATTCTGTCATTTTTTTCTCCATTATGAGTACAAAACTTGAGTACATAATGAGTACTGTAAATTTTTGCTCATAACTAATTTTACTTGCTTATTTACAGCACTCATTTTCTTATTAATGTTTAGATTTTCTCGTATTTTCTTAAACATACGAGGATATTAGAACTTTACCAATGACTTGTAAATAGCTTATTTTCCTATATCAGGCCACAAAAAAACATACTGAGTACAACTAGAATACGAATTACTCTATCAAAATTCAGGTAATTTAGAGATTTGCTCATTTGCTCGATTTTAAACATGATAATTCTACAATCCTCTCCATATCGTTTTTTGTAAAGCGTTGACGCTTTCCAATATATCTGTTTAAGGCTTTTTCCTCAGGAAACTTTTCTCTAAGGGTTTTGAGAAAATCATAACAAGTTCGACTTGATATTTTAAGTTCAACGCATAAATCTGATTTTGTATAAAGTCTATCTATTTCCGCCATTTTTTACTCCTTTTCTTTATCATCTTCTGAATAATCTTTCATTTCTTGAGCTTTAATATAATTTAACGCATCTTCTTGATCGAAATTATAATCAGGGTGTTGTCTACCTTGTTCAATTTCTTCTTTTTCACTAGCTGTAGTAGTAAA